TGCCACGCGGGATTCTGGATGTTGGCGGTAATCTCGGCAACGCTTGCGTTTGGTGGGGCGTTACGCAGCGCGTTCACAACTTGACCGACATCTTCACCCAAAGTTCCACGAGCGATTCTTGCGGCTCTGTTTGCCGGCATTTGTCGCAGATCTGCTAATTTACCTGCGACTTTACCAATCAAAGGTCCGGCAAACGGAACCGCTGCACCAACTACCGCACCCGTTCCCGCGGTTCCAGGTTCAATGAGTTCGCTACCTGCCGCACCAGTCACCGCACCCGCTGCGACTTTACCGGGCACTGTTTTTGCCAACATTCCGCCGCTTTCAATAGCGGCCGCTGCTGGGGCCAATCCTGGTACAAAACGAGCACCATACTTGATTGGTGCAGCCAACACGCCACCCAGTCCAGCAGTACCAGCTACTTCACCACCAAACTTACCGACGGCGTAAGCGGTTGATTCTGGTTCAGCGCCGAACGAAGCCAGCACTTCACCCATCGCACGACGGCGAGCTTCGTTTTCTTCGGCTGTCTCAAACGGACGAATCAGAGTGGCGCCGATGGACCCGGCACCTCGTATGGCACCAGCCGCGACGTTGCCTAAAGTTTGACCAACGTTTCCAATGAACGAGCGTTCTTGACGAGCGCCTGGAATCCCTTCTGGCGCAGCGGGACGTGCGGGCTGAGGTGATTCGACAGCGGATGGCTGACTGACGAATTGCTCGAAAGGATTGATTGCCGATGCTTGCGGCTTAGCTGCAAATTTGGCAAACGGATTTTCTGCCATTTATTTCTCTCTCAAGGCTCTTGCTGCGGCACCAGCGCCGAAGACGGCATCGAATTGTTCCGCAGTACCTTGGCCAGCTCGTAGCGCTCGAACAGCCGCATCCGGGATGTTGCTTGGTTCCGATCTTGCAGGAGCGGCCGCGGGTCTTTTATACGAATACGTTGAATCGTATGCTTCACGCATCCGCGTCCTAGCGCCTTCAACATCGGCAATCGACTGGTCAATTGCTGCTTGTACATCTTTTACGTCCTGACGACGGTCAATTGCCGAGAAAGCAGCGATAAGCTGCTTACCTTCTTGGTTCGACACGCTACCCAACGCGCCACCACTCTTGGACGCGTCCCGCAAGTCCTGTAGAGCTTGGAAACCGCCTTTAGCGACTACTTTGTCGTATAGCGCTTGTGCCGCACGACCATCGGCAGTCAACGCCGGAACGCGACCAGCGACGAAGCCAGTAATCTGTGACAGACCCGGGTGATCACGCAATGCTTTCAAATCTTTGATAAACGACTCAGATTTGGCTTCAAAACCCTTAATCGCCGAAGTAGCTTGAGGAAACGCAGCTTCGCGTTTTTGCACTTCTTTGGGTGCCAATCCTTCCAAACCTTGTTGTCTGATTTGTCCTTCTTGTTCCGCCAACCCCACTCGACGCCCTTCGAGAGCCAAACGCTGTCGGTCAATGTTGATGCGCTCAGCTTCACCGGGGGCCATTGTTTTTCGAGCTTCCGACCCCGGAACGACTTGTGCTGGACCCTGTGCGTATTTCGGCATTGCGACTACGCGCTCTCTACCACCAAGGTTCTGAGAAACAAAATGCTGCTCCAGCGCTTTATCGGCTTCCAGCATTAGGTTGCGCGTCACTTCGGGCGAGTACTGCTGGGGAATAATGTTCGCCAACCCCGGCAATTGTTGCAACGTGTAGTTTCGCCAGTTCGCATAAGCTTCGGGCGAATTGACAGACGGCAATAAATCACGCGCCTGTTTCATTCGAGAAGCAGCCATTTCGGTCGCTGCTTTTTCACCTTCGCGGGCCTCTTTCTCACCTTTGAGCAGCGACTCGTAAGCTTGACGACCACCTTCACCGTATTGAAGTAACTGGTTGCGGTTCTCGGACGTCATGGTTGGCAGAAACTGACGCAGCCGATTTTGCTGCTCGGCCTGCTGTTCTGCCTGCTGCATTTGCCTTTGCGCCAGCGCGTTTTGCTGCTGGGCATTTTGAATCGCCATGACTCTACTGTACTGCGCCAACGGATCAGGAACTTCAAGCCCTTTAACACCAAGAGCGATTGCTGGATTGACTGCCATGTTGGTTCCTTACGCCATTCCACTCGAATACGATGGGTAATCACCCGGTCCCATTTGTGTCGGCTGATATGAATAGCCGGGCGCTCCCGCAGTTTGCGGTTGAAGGCGATTAAGTAGATTCTGCCCTTGCGAGTAATTCAGATAACTACCCAATGCGCCTGTTAATGCGTTGGCGCCGCCGACATATCCTGACGCGCGAGCAGCGGCACCGCTTGTCATCGCTTCACCGACATTTGACGCCATTTGTTGTCCAGCACTACCAAGCTGCTGAGCCGTCGTTTGACCAACTCCCGCCAATGACTGCAATGGTGCCAACCGAGCATTACGCTCAAGTTGATAACGATTGAAGGCGTTCTGATATTCCTGTGACGCCAGGTCTTGTCCGAATCGCTGAATCCCTTTCAACATGCCACCGGACAATAGACCACCTCGGGCTGCGGCTGATCGCTCCAGCGCTTTCATGCCTTCAGCCATACGGAAACCATAACCGGGATCAGCTTGGAACTGTTGTGTGCCGAACGGAGTGTACTCGGTGGCTAATGGAACCAGCTTATTGAGAGCCTGTTCGCCAGCTTTGCGCCACGGCTCTTGCAGTTCGACTTGCTGCTGAAATTGCTGCTGCTGAAGATCGGCAGCGCGACGTGCGGCACGTGATTGCGATCTGGACCCAGCGACTGACGCGGCCCCGCCAATTAAGGCTGACCCAATAATTGCGGTTTCGATTCCCATTTAGCTCTCCTTGACCATCCAGTTATCGGCGGTCTGCCTAAACCCCAAACGACCCAGGATGTCGTACATATAGTCGTGCCCAGAGGCTACTCGTGTGACTACTTTTGGGCGATTGAATAATTCGCGCAAAACACCTTTAGTTATCCACTTGCGCCGCCATTCCGGCAAAATGGAAACATGCAACTCGTCGTCTTTTCGATAGACTGCACCAACGGGTTGATTGTCTCTTACAATTGCTTGAATTTCCCATTCTGACATTGCATTTCGATAAACGTCGAATGAAACTGGACTACTCCAGTCGGTAGCCAAGTACCCAACTTGCAATCCGGTTTCACGGTCGTTTACGAAATGGATCATTGTGTCACCTCACGTCCACTGACACGCATGTTGATGGCACTCGCGGTTCCAGCCAGCGTCGAAATGAAAGCACCCGGACTAAGCACCTGCCCCACAAGCTCCGGGAACGTATAGACCTCAGACGGCTGTAGCGTCTTAGTCTTGGTGATCAGGTTCAAATCACCAGCAGACCCAGCTACTGTGACAAGGTTAACCGAAATGGAAGCGGCAGTGGCGCTGTAATTGGTCGCAGTGAACTTGTCGATGATAGTTGTTACGTTGGTAGCAGTGTATTGGGTGGTCTGCGTTGCTTCAACGATCTTAGCGGGAACGAGAACTTTGATGATGACGGCCATTATTGGACCCCTTGAATGTTGTCAGTGACCGTGACGATGATGGACGGAATTGCCGGATAGAATGCCGAGGCCGGGAAAGTTGCCAATTGAGCACTGGTGTCACTGACTGCGAATTTCCATTCCACGTAGTCGCCCGCAGCAAGACTCAAAAAAAACGAAACAGCCGAAAATATCTCTGCGTCATTTCCCTGAATACGGACTTGACTTGCGCTATTGGGCACATCAGTGCCATTGATACTGGGCCATATCCAAACACTTGCGGTTCCGCCGCTAGTTTTGTCAAATTGAACACTGATTGCAAAATTATAAATTGACGACTCATCCACATAGATTCGAGACGTGGGACTACCCAAATACACACCATTACTTACGTCGGTAGTGTTAAATGTGATCGCGTAAGGTGTATCAATCGCCGCTGCTGTTTGGGTCGTCGTGTCAAGAAACTGCCCATACCGAGCGCGCTTGAACTCTCGCGGCGGCGGTGTTACTTGCAACGCCTGAATCTGTTTCTGCAACTCGATAATCTGAGCAAGGAGATCGTCATTTGAGGGTGATGAATCAGTGATCGCCGCGTCAACAAGCGCGTTCACCTCATCAATCGTTACCGGCGATGGTCCTTTTTGAAGATCTTCTACCGACAAATTGCTGCCGCCAGACAACTGGAACAGCGACAAGAAGAACATATACCATTCACGCGAGACATTCCCGGTACGTGGGTCGATGAACGCAACCCTGGGCGGCGTAATCGGAACATTTAAGACACTAGGCATTTGTCGGACTCACGAGTAGTTCCGCACCCGTGATGGCAATCTTCACGGGGTCTGTGCCACTGACTTCGTACACTCGGTCACGAATCTTTAGGGTCATACCCAACCGTCGCCAGATAGCTCGACGGAAGAACTCACCGATTCTGCCGATGCTGACCCAATGTTCATTCGACCATGTATGTCCGCCGTCGTCGCTCCAACGCAGCATGACTTGCGGGTCACTACCTTGACCAAGATTCAGACCAACCCCAGTTTCCAAATCAAGCTGGAGACTGTGCTGCGCGCTACGTTTAAGATTGTTTTGACCCGTAGGGAGTGCTCGCCATGAACGAAGCCACTTTTGCGGACTACCGTTGTCCGAGAAGTCGTTTAGGTCAAACGAATACACATTCGCGTTTTCGTAGTCACCTACCAGAACATCACCTTGGAAGAACGCCTGACAGTTACTACGGTGACGAGTGAAGTTACCGTTGGTCAACCCGGCTCGCTCATGCCAGGCCTGAGTCGCCACATCGTAGACCCAAGTCGTATCAGCCTGCGGGAAGATCAACACATAAAAGCTGTGACCGTCTTGCTGATATGTGTACCCGATGGCATCCGACATATTGGCGTACTGCTGGATCTGCCACTCCACAGCATGGGTTGAAATACGCTGACCGGTGTAACCGTTGGCGCGGTACACAATCCCTTGACCCCGAGCGTCCTTACCCAACCAGAATAGACCATTGTCCATTTTGGCGATTGAGTACGGGGCAGCACAGCCTAACTCGTTAAACGCACCCTGGATGCGCGAGAGAGGGAAGTCACTGTCACCACTGTTATACCAAACTTCAACAGAGTTGGTTCCGAATACCCAGATTTCCCGATGGTCGGCAATCAATCCGACTACACCATCTGGCGAACCTGTGGCACTTGCGAATTCAAGCGGGTCTATACTTAACCCATCAAGTGACGAGGTAATCCAAATTCTCTGGCTGTTCGGTTCATTGAACACGAAGTACCCGTCGAGGTACGACACAGTGACAGCACCGGGGAAGTCACTGTCTGTGATCTGAGCAAATACGCTGGTTTGCGAGTTGTAAATGTACGATGGGCCGTTGCACGCTATGAACAACTGAGTGCCGTTGTCCGCCATGCTGACAGGCCCACTGGTGCCGGATACAGTACCGAGCAGTGTCACAACGTAACTTGAACTGACCCGATACAGCTCATCACTGCTCACCACGTACAGATTGTCGCCAAGTACCCACATCCCGCGGATGGGACCAACACCGACTTGGACTTCTAACTTAAGGCCGGGGGCACGATTCAAAAACGCTGGCTCTTTCCCACCATCGGGAATGATCTCGGGAAACAGATTCACCATGCGTGCGTCCGCAGCATTGACGCTGCGAGCGACATAAGTAGCGCCAAGAATCGGGGTCTTCATTAGAAGTTCCCGGCGTAGATGTTGAACCGTTGCTTATTCGCCACAACACCGTAAGGCAAGCTCATCACATCATTCGGATTGTTGATCCGCTTGAGATTGCGCTTGCTAGTCATGGCGATGCGCTGAACCTGTGGTGACGGCTCAATTCCAAACTCAGGAGCAATCTCGCACGCCAGGTTGTACGTAAACGCTCGCATGTACCCGGGTGGGAACGTCAACTGAGTGGACAGCAGGGCAGGCTGCGTCAACTCTTGTACCGAGATAAAGTGCCAGGTCAGCGTTTGAGTGGGCCTGGGGTAAACGAACATCTCAATGTCAGGGTACGTCTCATTGACAAACATAACCTGCGGAAACGTCGAGGTGGCCGTCTTAACAGCAATCCCGTCGTATTGATCCTGGTTAATCAACTTGATGCCATACGATACGCCACTGGGGGCGACGTAGTAGGTGGCCGGATCTATCTGAACGGGTCGATTGCCTACAAAGTTACCAGTGGGGCCGAGGGTGCGCTTAATCTCACTCGCGGGCCAACTGAATACCTGATCTTGAGTTGCAAAGACCGCCAGACGCTCGATGCTCCACGAGTCGATCATTTGGTTCATTGCCAAGAGCGCGTCTTGACTGGTGGCAGCCGATGGAGTCTCGCTTTCAGCTAATACGCCAAGCAGGCGCAACGCTCGGTTGATCTGATCGCCTGCGGTGGTTGGCATATCAATATCCTTCGGATTCGTCGCTTACCGGAGCCAAAAAATTTAAGACTTCGTTGGGCTGTTCGACAGGTTGCTGGGCTGCTTTACGCGTGTATTTACGCTTGGCGGGTGCGGACTCGACGGGCGCTTCGGGATTGTACCGTTCCCACCCGTTTTCCTCATCAAATTCGGCCTCCATGTCCAAGGTGGCGACTTTTCTACCGTGGACGGGGTGCTGAAGATAGATAATGGGCATGTGAGATACAGGGGCCGAAGCCCCTGTTTTTAGGCGACAGTAAAGTTCAAACGATAGACAGGGAAAGTCACCGTATTGGCAAGCGTTCCTGTTGCAGCAGCGCGAACGCGAAGACGATCACCAGCAGCCACCACCAAGTTGGCAGCGGTGCCGTTAAGCGCCAGCGAACGAACGGTGTTTGCCGACAGTGCAGTACCACCCGTCGTTTTGGTCGTGTTGGCATCGGTGGCAGCCAACATAGCTGCCGAGCCTGCGCCCGCTTGTCCCAAATTGACAATGCTGAAGGTGATGTAATCGGTATCGCTGGCGGCTAGCGCATCAACACCGGAAAACACTGCTGACGACAATACACCTGCCGCAGTCGCAATCAGGTAAACATCACTGTTTCCCGTTGTTGCGATTGTGGCACCTTGTTGCGATACAGAGAAACCACTGGCGAGATTCGACTGGACTTTTGACGTTGAGTCAAGAGTTGCGCCCGTGAGAGTAGTGCCAGAAGTCAATTCGGGGTCACTGAAAGCGACACCGATTGGTTTGGTATTAGGCATGACCCATCCTTCAAAAAACGGGGGCCGAAGCCCCCTGTGCGTTAGGCGATCCGATAGATGGAATACGCCGCGTCGCCCGTTTTGCGGAAACGGAACGTGCCAGACGTGTTGTTCGTCTTGGTCAGCGCGTCTTGGATCACATCGTTGCCGACAAGGGTGTTACCCGCACCGGCAGTGAATGTGACGTCGTTGCCCGCGTCGTCGCCAATGTTGATGAACGAACAGTCAAACGTCGAACCAACCTTAAGGCTGGGGAACGCTGCGTCAATCAGTGCGCCAGTGGGGAACACATAAGTGCCCGCGCTGGTGCTGCCAGCGTCCATCGTGCAAACACCTGCGGCCAAATTGGCTGCGGTGATGGTGACAGACGCGCCAGTTAACGCAACAGGAGCACTGGTATTCGAGAAGCTAACTTCACCGATATTACCGTCGCCAACTTGGTATCCGCCAGCGCCATTAGGGAGAGCCATGATTTATTCCTTTCAAATATGATCGTTAATGGGGGCCGAAGCCCCCACCAGTGCTTAGCCCCAGATCCGGCAAGCCATCTGCGGACGGATCGTGTTGTAACCGTACAGAACGTCAACACGGCATGGCATACGATCGTTGTTGATGTCGTACTGGCGAACCACGCGCAAGCTGATACCGTTATGAACGGCACGGCTGGCCATGTCCACACCTTGCGGCAGGAGAAGGTCGGCGGTGGCGAATGCGATAGCGTCTTTGTGGTACACGATGTTCTGAGCGTACTGGCCCGAGGCTGCGCCGAGGAACGTCACAGCTTTACCGCTGACCGGCAGCGCGCTGACGTTAGCCAGGGCGTTGCTTGCCGAGTAGATCGGGGCGATGGTAACGGTCCAGTCGCCAGCAACGGCGGTGGCGTCAGCCAAAGCAACGAACTGATACAGCGAGCCAGTGGACTCACGGGTCTGCGGGTTGACCGCGTACACGTCAGCCACGGTGAACACGTCGCCAGCTTTGATGGTCGTGGTAACCGAGCCCTGCGTCAGAACGATGCTGCTTGCACCTTCCGAAGTGATGGTCGTCTTAACAGTCGTCGATGCCGATGCGTCACGAGTGCCGCAGGTGTGCAATTTGATCGACTGGGACATGTTGACTTCGTCCAGACCCAGGATGCCTTCACCCATCATGCCGTTCTTAAACTGGCGCGAGATGGTGTCGGTTGGGTTGAACAGGCCTTTCATGCCTTCGACCAAAGCGGCGTTGGCGGCAGGGTTCACGGTCGCATACCGGGGCGACATGCTGGCAGCGTTCTCGTTGAGTTTCTGCTGAGCTTGCAACAGAACCAGCGAGGTGCCAGGAGTCGTGCCAGGGGTGCCAACCGAGTTACCGATGGTCTTGTACGCGTTAGCGACGTCAGCGTCCACAGAGGCGGCCAACTGGCTAATACGAGGCTTGAGAACGCGCTCAGCGAAGTCATCCAACTGCATCGTCAATTCAGCAGACGTGAAGTTGATGCCAACGTGCTTTTGCGAAGCAACCGTCAACGTGGTGAATTGCTCGTTGTCGTCCTGGACTTGCAGAGCGGCACCGTCGGTGACCAGAGCGCGGTCCGGAAGACGGATACGCAGAGTCGAACCGATCTTCGCACCTTCAACAGCAAAGCTGTCGTCGTACTGGCGGTTCACGTTACGGGTGATCACGAGGTTGTTCTCCAGAATTTCCAGAGACTTGCGCGTGATCATGTCAATAGTAAGAAGGCTATTTGCCATGATGATTTCCTAAGTTAGCGGTCGCGGAGTGCCTGTGCTTTGGCGATTTGTCGTTTACGCTCAGCCGCAATCCAGTCCGACGTACTCAGAGTTTGAGTCGCTCGGGGATCAGTGGTGTCGATAACACCAGGATTTGCGGTACGAGCACCAACGGGGCGAATCGGTTCCGGCGCAGACGTTGTTTTCTTTTTGGGCGGCTCGAATGTCAACTTGGCTTCGATTTTCCCAATTTCCCGCGCTTGCAGAAGCGGCGACAAACGTGAAATACGATCAGCTTCCTTTGGATTGCTGCCAAGCCAGTAGGCCAGATCAGGTCCAATATCGGACGCTTTGATTGTCTCGGCCATCACGTCAGTGACTCGGAGCTGCGGGTTGTATGCGACTTGTTCAAAGTCGTCATACTTATTTCGAGCTTCCTCTTCACGATCAGCGTAAGCGTCTTCAATCTGAGCGCGCTGCTTTTGGAGTTCTCGCTGCGCAATAAGTTCTTCGGCTTTCCGAATCGCCAATGCTTCAGCATAGGCTTCAGAAGACTCAAACTGATCCGCTGACGGAAGTTCCGCTGGCACCGATTGCCGGGCTTGCAATTCTGCTTGCCGGGCTTGCTGCTCGCGTTCCCACTTGCGTTGCTCTCTTGCGAGGCGTTTGCCGATCATCGCATCGAGTTCAGCTTGGGAGAACTTTTTCTCTTCTGCTGCCTCGCCGCCTTGACCAGCGACTTCCGGCGCATTCTGTGCCTGATCCGTGGTAGCCGTTACCTCGGGGGCTGGCGCGGAGTCAACTTCCGCTAAGTTTTGGACTTCATCAGTCATTGCTGTTTCCAAAGGAAACCCCGGTCAAGTGGGCCGGTACATTTCATTCTAAACATTACCGATAGTAACTGATATTCAGTTTAGCACTAGCGGCTTGTTGAATAAATCGGATTTTGCTCAAATCACCATCATATTGCAAGGGGATGCCGACAGCCAGCGGCATTCCGATAGAGGCGGTAGGAGCAACGCCATCATCACGCCAACGAACACCTTGCGTTTCAGCAATGATCAAGGCAAACGCTGGAGTGCAACTTAAACCAGTAGGATCAGTGGTCGGTAAAGTCAAACCAGTGGCGGCGCTAAGACTGCTGATCTGCTGATAACCCAAGCAACTGGTGACGATTTTGAGGGAATTGGTGGACATTAGAATCTCCGTGGCGTGGTGAAGGAGCGAAGGCGATACGTTAACTCAGTTGTTACCGTAGGCGTGCCGCCAAAGTCCCAGTTTAGATTGTTGCCTGAGTCTACGTTACCGTTGTCGATGTAGGCTGCCCAGGTTGCGCCGCCTGTGGCGTTTAAGTCTTTGATGTCGCAGAAACTAACAGACACAACACCAGACGAGTCGCTTAAAGTTGCTCGTGTGCCCGATGTTGAACTGTTGAGCGTAATCAGATTGCCACTTGTACCAGACACTCCGAACGCGCTGACCGTTGTCGTCGTACTAGCCGGGAACGTGATTGTGGCTGGTTGTACGGTGTTGGTGATGTTGGCGAATGTGTTGGCACCAGTGATTGTTAGAGTACCTGCACCACCTTGATTCAACACGTTGTATGTACGCCCAGCGCCTTCAAATGTTTTCGCATTGGCACTGGTCATTGTGATCGTCGATGTGCCGGGAATAATAGTCAACCCTGTTGCCGCAGCATTAGCGTTCCAAGTTGCGGTTCCAAGACCAGCATTGTCACCAGTTACAGTCCAAATACCTGAACCCATATTCAGTGTTTTTGTGCCTGCTTGAGTTCTATACCCACCAATGGTCACATTTTTGTTATTTGCGTCAAACGTTCCGTTGATTGATCGCACTCGTCTAATGCTGGATAGTGTCAGATCGTCTTGTAAACTCCAAGACCCAGCTACTCCATCAAAATGCAATTCAAAATTGAACGTTACACCATTGCTTGTAATGGTTCTGGTTGTTGCGTTCGTAGACGCAAAAATTATCTGACTTGTGCCTGAGTTTGTTGTCATTGTTGGCGACATGATTAAATCGCCAAAAACATATTGAAACGCCCCGGTGAGCTTTCCAGAAAACCCAGTAAAGTCTAAATTACGGCACCTAATGCCACCGGTAATAGTATCTGAGCCGGCTGTTACGTAAATATCAGGCGCATTAGCCTCTGGCATAAGACCTGTGATGTCTCGTGACCCAGTTGAACCAGAATAAGTGAACTCAATCCGTTTAGACCCGAGTAATGTTGCTGTACTGCCGGTATTCAAAATAGTAGTTCCGTTATGCGCGGTAGACATTTTGAACGTGGAGAAATCTACTGTACCAGTGTAGCCAGTAAAATTTCCTATTCTAAATACAACGTTTGCCCCGAGCGTGCAAACACCGGCCCCTGAATTGGCGTCAAAAAACACATCATCGGAAGATGTGGGAACACTCGCACCGCCAGCGCCACCTGACGTAGCCGACCAGTTTGCGGTGTTGCTTGTGTCCCATGTGCCTGTGCCACCATTGACGGCACCAGTCCAATATCTGTTTGCCATTTTAAGTCCTTACGGTGACATCACAAATACAGAAACCGTCCTAGAGGAAGCATCAGTATTTTTAATACTGATTTCCCTGGTTCCGCTTGACCAAACTCTAAAAACACCAGTTGCTGGTTCTGTGGTGTTGCCGACTTCAAACGGGGTGCCTTTAGCAATTACAGCATTAGCGGATCCAGATGACCCGATAATCGCATAACTAGTATTGTTATATCGTGTTTGAATGAACACTAAACAACCGCTTGCATTACTGATGGAAAATGTTTCCGTGGCCCCGCTGGCTACAACTTTGCTTATAACATCAAAATAGGAGCCAAGGCCGTTATCGCCAGTGATTTTACCAAATCGCGCAACTTGGTTTATTTTTAGCCCGTTTGCGTTGCTTGATGTTGCAAGATCATTGACAAAGCCGAAATTACCCCATGCGGATAGCGAGGATGACATCGCAACACTAAGATAGGCATCGCGCACAATTGCCGCAGTTCCAGAACCAGCGTATACGTTACCGTACGCTACAGTATTTGCGAAAAATGGAGTAATTGCGCCAGATGATTTGACATAAATAAGAGCCTTTTCGCTTGTGCCACCGTCGGCAATTTCTGCTACATAATTATTCGACACTTCGGCGTAGTTTTTGTCGCCGTTACAAAGAAAATCAAAAAACACTTCAACTGTGCCAAAAATTTTATTATTTGTAACAGAATGACGAGAAAATACGGAGTCCCTTGGAAAACAACCCGCGAAAGTATTAAGAGTCACTCCGTTTAGATAAACGGCGCATCCGTCAACAAGAAGCCCAGGATTGCCAAATCCGATACCGCCACTGGTATTGACGCATTTACCGGGTTGTTGACCGTTACTATACGAAAATGTCAGATCACGAAAATTTCCATCACCTGTTTCCGCATCAATCTCGGTATTGCCTTGACCACTGAGTAGCCCTTCAGTTCGGGTGAAACTGCTGGCTTGCACAACAGTATCTCGACACTGCGTTTTAATTGATCGCCCGTAGCAGTTTATGAATTGCGAATTGATGCAGGAAAATAAACTTCTCGCTTTTATTGATCCATCGGTCGGAGCAAAATATCTTATTCCATCTTGATCAGGCTGATATGACAAATCGCTGCTATAAATTTTTTCAACGATTACTCCGTTGACGTACATGGCGCGAACGTAACGTGTAAGGCTATACCATGTAACAGTAAGACCAGTAATTCCAGCCGACCCAGATGTACCTTGACCAGTGGGAAGTTCGCAATCGCTTGCCCCACCGCCATTAAACGTGACCGAATTAAATGACCCAATGACAAGCATCCCATCGCCGCCATTAAACGTGTTAAGACGTTTAGCGCGCTTGACGAACACGTTGTTGCAAGTCAAATTCGAATAACTATCGGTGTTATTTAGTATTTCCAGACACTTGTTGACCAGCTTGCCGCCGTCAACCGTGATATCGTTGATTATTAATTCAATTCCCGCAGCGTTGCTTAATCGAATAGCATACTCAACATGCGCTCCGTCATAGACAATAGTCGCACCATCGCCGTACCAGATGACGTCTTTTGTTACAGTTTGAGCGATTTGCGTAGTGATGCGGAAAGTGTTCCCAGACGTACCGATCCAACGCAAAGGCTTTTGAGAAGCTATTGCGGCCGCAACAGCCGCCCGGTCGTTCGCAACCCCATCACCAACTGCTCCAAAGTCGGCCAGGTCAGTTGTGTCGCGCAATCTGAGTTCAACGGTTCGAGAATACTCAGCGGTACCTGTGCCCGTACCTACACCAGTGGCAATAAAATGAACACCGACTGTGTTAGCTGATGCACCGATTAGTGTGAAATCGGTATTACCAATCGTCAGGATCCTGTACGTTTGCCCGACGGTAAAGCCACCAGCAGTGACCGTGTAACCTTGTTCGTACTGGATCGAATCCGCATCATTGGCTGCGGGAGGCTGCGCTGACGATGGGATGTTGTCGTAGGTGGCAATCACCACGTCGGCGGATGTTGTTAAGACAAACTTGTATCCGAAACCTAATGTCAACCAAATCTCACCGCCCGACGGGACACGTCCTGCGGAATCCAAGATGATCGGATTCGTGTGGGCAATGGCACCAGAATTGGTCGTATAAGCCGCAAGTGGCGTAGTCGTTCCGGCAGAGTATGTGTAGAGCTTGCCACCGGTTAACGGGTTGCCGTTATTGTCAAAGAATTGTTGGCCCGCGCCAGCCAGAGGTGAAAGAGTAACCGGCATTGTGGCTCCCTACGCCAAGAATTTTAGTTTGTACAAGGTGGACAGATACAGGCCCACAATCTCGTCAATGATGTTCTGAATAGGTGTGTCGGTTTTTTCACACACTTCAAACCGTGATTTTTCAATCTCGGCCAACGAGTCTTCAAGAAACTCGACGATGTTGCCGGTCTTCTTAGCCGACATCAAGCTGATAGGGCCAATTAGACCATGCCGCCCCTGGTAGGCTTCCGCGAACTTGTCGGCCAACTCAACGATCTCGTCATAGAACTCATTCAATGCCGAGTGTTTGGCAAAACTGCGGGTGTTGAGATGCACGGAATGAGCAACAT